TTAGGTAAATTGCGGCCCCGCATAGGGGATATCATACCTAGAGAATTTGACTTTGGCTATGCGATTACCTGTCATAAAAGCCAAGGCTCACAGTGGCCTAAAGTCTTAGTGATAGAAGAATCATTCCCAAGAGATAAAATTGAACACGCTCGTTGGTTATACACAGCCTGCACTCGTCCAGAAGAGAAGTTAGTATTAGTAAGATAAAATTGACATAAGTAGAAAAATATGGTATAATAATTATATAATAAATAAGATGAAAGAGGTATGGCCAATGCGGAAATATTTTGGCGTACATAATCATACACACTACTCCAATCTGCGTCTCCTTGACTGCATCAATCGCCCCAAAGACCTTATCAATACGGCGATTGAGCTAGGTTTAAGTGGCATTGCCATTACAGACCACGAATGTCTTGGAGCGCATATTGAAGCATTAAAAATAGCAGAAGAGGTTCATAAAGAACATCCTGATTTTACAGTAGCACTCGGCAATGAGATTTATCTAACAGATACAAGAGAAATGGGTCAAAAGTATTACCATTTCATTCTCATTGCTAAAGATGCTCTTGGACATAAGGCTTTAAGAGAACTAAGTTCAACAGCTTGGTATTATTCTTATGTTGATAGACGTATGGAACGTGTTCCTACTTTAAAAGATGAACTATTTGAAGTTATGTCTAAATATAAAGGACACGTTATTGCAACATCAGCTTGTCTTGGCGGTGAACTATCTTCTGCAGCTTTGTTATACGCACAAGCTAAAAATGTTAATGATATGACTAATGCCACGATTTATTACAATCAAATTGTGACGTTTATTGACTATTGTTTAAATATTTTTGGAGACGATTTTTATATTGAGTGCGCACCATCTCTGTATAATGACCAGATATTGGTTAATACAGAGTTAATGAATATTGCAAAATTCTATGGTATTAAAATGGTAGTCGGCACAGACGCTCACTATTTGAAGAAAGAAGATAGAACAGTTCATAGAGCGTATCTTACTTCTAAGCCAGGAGAAAGAGAAGTTGATGACTTTTATATGTTTAGTCATCTAATGTCTAGTGATGAAGTAAGAGAAGATTTAAATTGTTTCACTGATGAACAAGTTGATTGGCTTTTGGATAATACTTTGGAACTACAAAGTAAAATTACAAATTATTCTTTGTTCCATAAGCAGGATATTCCAAGAGTAGATGTAATTAATTATGAAGTGAATCATACGAATAAAGATTTCCACGAAAAATATCCTAATCTTGCTAGATTATATGAATCTGATGATATTCAGGATAGATACTGGGTTAATCAATGCGCTAAAGCCTTAATTGAAAAAGAATTAAATGGCAAAGAAGAATATATTAATCGACTTGAAGAAGAAGCAAGAGTAAAGTCTATTATTAGTGAAAAACTAGAAACTAATATGTTCCGCTACCCTAATACATTACAGCATTACATTGATTTGATTTGGGAATGCGGTTCAATGGTAGGCGCGGGCAGAGGTTCGTCTTGCGCGGCACTTAATCACTACTTAATGGGTATTACTCAGCTTGACCCCATTGAATGGGATTTACCTTTCTTCAGATATTTAAATGAAGAACGTGTAGAACTTGGCGATATTGACATTGATGTTTGTCCATCTAAGCGTCCTTTAATTCTACAAAAAATTAGAGAAGAGAGAGGCCAAATGTTAACTCCAGATGATTGTGACTGTTTGGAGTGGTCTAAGAGTAATCTAGGTTGTACATTAGTTGCTACTTTCGGGACAGAAGGAACTAAAAGTGCAATTTTAACTGCGTGCAGAGGTTATCGTAGTGAAGAGTATCCAGAGGGTATTGATGTTGATGAAGCACAATATATGGCATCTTTAATTCCTCAAGAGAGAGGTTTCTTATGGCCTATTAAAGATGTAGTCAAAGGTAATCCTGATAAAAATAGAAAACCCATTACAACCTTTATTAAAGAGGTTGAAAATTATCCTGGATTGTTAGATATTATTGTAGCTATTGAAGGACTTATCAATAAACGTTCTTCTCACGCTTCTGGTATTATTTTATTTGATGGCGACCCATTTGAGCATAGTGCATTTATGAAAACTCCAAAAGGTGAATTGATTACTCAATTTGACTTACACGATGCTGAATATATGGGTTTAACTAAGTACGACTTCCTGGTGACAGAAGTTCAAGATAAGTTAGTTCAAACCATTGAATTATTACAAGCTGATGGTGAAATTGAAAAAGATTTATCTCTAAGAGAGATTTACAATAAATATTTACACCCTAATGTTTTACCTATTGAGGATACAACAATTTGGGATGCACTCGGTAATGCATCTGTTATCAATACATTCCAATTTGAAACTCCAATAGGAGTACAAACAGTTAAAAAATTAAAGCCTCGTAGCATCCTAGAATTAACTGATGCAAATGGTTTGATGCGGTTGATGGGTGAAGAAGGCGAAGAGCGCCCCATTGATAAATATTATAGATTTAAGCAAGATATAAGTCTATGGTATAAAGAGATGGATAATTTTGGCTTAACCAAAGAAGAGGAAAAAACATTAGAGCCTTACTTCTTATCTTCTTATGGCGTGCCGCCCAGCCAAGAGCAATTAATGAAAATGTTGATGGATGAAAATATTTGTCATTTTACTCTTGGAGAAGCTAATGCCGCAAGAAAAGTTGTCGGTAAAAAGCAAATGTCTAAAATCCCAGAATTGCACGAAAAGGTATTAAACCAGGCTGCGTCAAATAAACTGGGCCAATATGTATGGAAATGCGGCGTCGGCCCTCAGATGGGATATAGTTTTAGCGTTGTGTGAAATGGCGCTTACACACTTAACCGATTCATCATCGGGGTAATTAATTTATAATTGATTCTGGTAAAATCAAAAATTAATTGCTAACGAGGGTAAAATCTCGTGACAAATCAGTTTAAAAGAGTTATTAAAATTTTCAAATATTCATGAAAGGAGGCAAAACCTATGCCTTATATATATAAATATACTAATAAGATAAATGGAAAAATTTATGTCGGACAAACTAATAATTTACAAAAAAGATTTAGTGGGCATAAAAGTGAAGCATTCAATCCTAAAGCAAATGGTTATAATTTACCTATTCATGCAGCTATTAGAAAATATGGTTTAGAAAATTTTACTTTTGAAGTTTTAGAAGAAATCGCAGAAGGAGAATCTCAAAGATTTATAGATGATAGAGAGATTTATTTTATTGGATATTATCATTCTTTAATAACTGAAAATGGATATAATTTAACTATAGGCGGAGAGGGATGTCCTAAACCTCCTCTCACTTATGAACAAAAGCTTCAACGGTCAAAGTTATTTACTGGAGAAGAAATTCAAGATATCCAAAGAAGATTAATGAATGATGAAGAGTATGATGATATTGAAAAGATTTATGCTCCAAATCTAAAAAGAACATTTTTAGTAAATATAAATACAGGAGCAAATTTTTATAATCCAAAATTTTCTTATCCATTAAAGAAAAACGCAAAAAGTAAATTTTCTCAAAAAGAAATTCGAGAAATAAAAAAACAAATAAAATCTGGTATAAAATATGCTGATATTCAAAAACAATTTAATATCAAAAGCGCAGGATTTTTGTCAATGATAAACACAGGAAAATATTTTTACAGTGATGAAGATACTTACCCATTATGTAATAAAGGATGTAGAAAAGAAGATAATGAAATTTGGGTAAATGGAATCATTCAAGATATATTAGAGACTAATTTAACTCTTCATCAAATAGCGACAAAATGGAATAAAAGCTACTCTACTGTAAAAAATATTAATGCTGGCCGTTCTCATAAGAAAGAAAATTTAAATTATCCTTTAAGAGTAAAATAAAATAAACCTTTTAAACTTGAAATGTTGTATCGACTATCCCTGGTTAGACGGGGAGTACTGGAACTATTGATACGTTCTGGGAAATAGTGTGCGGTCAAAAAGTCTTACCAACTTTACTACAACGACCGTAAAAAATAGTCAGTTATTTAAAAATAATGCATTCATTCGCTCGCATATTCATTTATTGGTGTTCAAACATTATATATTGCAACTCATTGGAATCCTATTTATTGGGATACAGCTTGCTTAATTGTTAATAGTGGTTCACTAGAAGATAACAGTGAAGAAGAAGTTGTGGATATCTTTGAGCCAGAGGGTGATGACTTAGCTAATGGCGTGACATTTGAAGACGCACCAGATAAAAAGAGCAAAGTCCGCAAAACCGCAAGCACTGATTATGGTAAGATTGCAAAAGCTATGGGTGAAATTATGTCTGCTGGAATTAATGTAAGTCTGGTAGATATTAACCGTTCTGATTTTGGTTTTAAGCCTGATGTTGAGCATAACCAAATTCTTTATGGTATGAAAGGTATGTTGAATGTAAGTGATAGTACAGTAAATGATATTATCGCTAATAGACCTTATGAATCACCTAGAGACTTTTTAAATAAAGTTCATCCAACTAAGTCAACAATGATTTCTTTGATTAAAGGCGGTGCCTTTGATACAATGATGGATAGAAAGTCTTGTATGGCTTGGTACTTATGGGAAACCTGTGATAAGAAAAAGAGATTAACTTTACAAAACATGGGCGGATTGATTAAACATAATCTTCTTCCAGAAACAACTTCTGAACAAGTAATGGCAAGGAGAATTTATGAGTTTAATAGATATCTAAAATCAGTTTGTAAAGATGCTTCTGGTATGTATAAGTTAGACCAAAGAGCAATAGATTTTATTATTGAACTTGGTTGTGATTATTTATTCAAGTCTAATGGTGGAGCTATTTATATAGGTTCACAAGCCTGGGATAAAATTTACCAAAAGTGGATGGATATATTTAGACACTGGATAAATGACAACAAAGATACAATTCTCCAGAGTTTGAATGATTCAATCTTTAAAGAAGATTGGATAAAGTATGCGGGTAAAGGTAATATCTCTGCTTGGGAAATGGAAGTGTTATGTTTTTATTATCACGACCACGAATTGAAATCTGTTAATAAGGACAAGTATGGTTTTGTAGATTTCTTCTCTCTCCCTGAAGAGCCAGTAGTAGAGAAGACTTTTAGCCGAGGCGGCAAAGATATCAACATCTTTAAGCTGTATCGCATTTGCGGTACCTGCATAGCAAAAAATAAGACTAAAAGTACAATTACCTTATTAACTCCTACTGGAGTCGTCAATGTAAAATTTAGAAAAGAATATTTCTCTTTATTTGATAAACAAATTTCTGAGCGTGGAGCAGATAATGTGAAACACGTGATGGAAAAAAGTTGGTTTAATAGAGGCAGTATGGTGGTTGTGACAGGTATTCGTTCTGGCGATGATTTTATTTCTAAGAAGTATGCTTCTACTGGCGGACATCAATTATATAAGATAACCACAATTAATGACGATGGAACATTAGAATTACAAACTGAAAGATATAAAGGAGAAAGTGAAGATGTATAAGATTATCGCCATTATGGGAGAATCTGGTGCTGGCAAGGATACTATTATGCAGCAAGTCCTTGCCAAGCCCCTAACTACTGAATTGCACGAGATTGTAAGCTGTACTACTCGTGCGAAAAGAGAAACTGAAAAAGATGGTGTAAATTACTTCTTTATGGCGCAGAATAAATTTTGTGATAAAATCTTAAATCACGAAATGTTAGAATACACAAGATTTAATGGTTGGTTCTATGGAACTTCACTCCAATCTGTTGATGAAAATAAAATCAATATCGGAGTATTTAATC